AGAACCATTACCGATTATGTTGAGAAGGGAAATTTTACCCGGATAAATCAAATAATGGAGGATCCCGAGAAAGAACGGATGTATGTTTTTTACGAGGGCAATAGTTATGCCATAAAGAAATTCAGAGAGGTCATGTCCGGGATGAGAGAATATAAGATTGCCAATTTAAAGGATGATCTCATAACAAAAGACGCAGCACGCAAGGAAAATGACAGGGTGGACAGGCTTATCCATGAAACAGCGATACAATTCAAAAAAGCATGGGAAGATGACAGTTATTTTGAAATATCAAAAGAATTGCAGGACATAATGGATAAGATGGGCAAGGAGGAAAAGGAAACCCGGGAAGAAGTTGAACAGTTCAAGAATACCTATAATCCTTATTGGTTGCAGTTGAGAGAACAGAATAAGGGTACTTATGATTTATTAAGGGAGCATAATGGATTAAAAGACCTTCAGCCCACAAGGAAAATAAAGGACAGTATGACCGGGGAGAATGTGACCCTCAAATTTCAAAATGCCAGAAGATTTAATGAGGAACTTGTTGTTAACTACGCCAAAGAAGTGGAAAACATCATTGGTAAAACAAACGAAAGTTTTAAACGCTATGATTATCCCTCCGAAACTAACCCTGAGCAGACAGAACTGGATAGGCTTTTGGATGTGGCATGGAGTAGGGCTTCGGATATTACACGGAATACTTTTAAATTACCAAAAGAATAAAATGTTATGGAAGAGTTACTATTGGAAATGCTTCAACATTACGGATTAAAAGAGGTCTATGGCACTAACAGTGATCCGCTGATATTAAAAATGTTTCACGATCTTGGCTATACATGGGTTAAGGATGATAGCACAACAGCATGGTGTAGCGCAGCACTTAATTATTTCTGCAAAAAACTTGGATATGAAAGATCAAAAATGCTTACAGCAAAATCATGGCTGAATGTAGGCATGGTAGTCACAGAACCAAAATTAGGTGATGTGGTGATATTTTCAAGAGGTGATCCTGCATCAGGGCAGGGCCATGTGGGATTATTCATATCAAGGCAGGGAGATACGATCCATGCTCTTGGTGGAAATCAAAGCAATGGATTGAATATTGCGGGGTTTGATGCATCCCGTGTTCTTGGATATCGAAGATTAAGAAAACTTTAAATTTGGTAGTATTCGGAATATTAACCTATCTTTGCTATAATTTATGAAAGATTTTTCAAAATACAAATTCAATGTCAGGCGCAGCCCAAAGGACGAAAGGGACTGGAAGGCCTCGGCAATCTATCCAAAGATAACCCTGCCAATAAAGACTGATAACCGTGAGCTAATGTTTACAGCAAGAGATCAGGGTGATCAGGGATCATGTGTTGCAATGGCAGGTTCGGCAATGAAAGAATGGCAGGAAACAAAGGAATGGGAATTGAATGAATATCTGTCGCCACAATTCATATACAACAACCGCGAAGATTTGGATGAAGAAGGTATGTATATGAGGGATTTGATGGACATACTTCGGCAGAAAGGTGATTGTCTGGAGAGATTATGCCTTTATGGTAGTTTTGACAAACCGTCAGAAGTAGCTTATAGAAATGCCTCTTATCATATTGTAAAAAGCTATGCTGCCGTTGAAGCAATAGATGAACTTAAAACAGCACTTTATGTCAATGGGCCCTGTGTGATTGCTGTACCAGTTTATAATTTTACTGAACGGATGTGGTATAAGCGTCCGGGGGAATATCTCCTTGGGGGACATGCAATACTGGTCGTGGATTATGACGATGAGAAAGGAGGTTTCTGGATTCGTAATTCATGGGGAGAAGATTGGGGTAATGAGGGATATTGCTTTATGAAATATGATGATTTTGGTTTTATATGGGAAACATGGACAACTATTGATGAGAAATCATATAATCCACCTGTACCGCCGGAACCAAAATCTTGGATTGAAAAATATTGGTGGACAATAGCACTTGGTGTTATTGCCATCGGGACAGTTATAATTTTATTATTAACTTAAATTTTAAAAAGATGAAAAAGGTATTTTTTATGTTGTTCTTAATGATTCTTGCCTTGCCATTGTTTGCACAGGAGCCAACAGTGCCCCCGGTAAGCTGGGGTGAGGTGTTCAGCAATCCCGCCTTATGGCTTGGTTCATTCGCAGGTGTGGCATTGCTCACTGCATTCGTATCAGCATTTGTAAATGGTTTTCTGAAGATTGTCAAAAAACTACCAAAACAGTTGATGGCATGGGGTATTGCTATTATTGTCACAACCATTGCTGGAGCAGTTTTTAATTTAAAACTCATTTACACATGGGAATTCCCGTTATGGCTTGCAATAGTGCATGGATTTGCAGCAGGACTGGCAGCAAACGGAGTATTTGATATACCTGTTATGAAAGCTGTTCTTAAATCCATTGAGGAATTATTTATTAAACCGGCACCAGTGCCTCCAGGAGCAGAAGTATGACCCGGGAAAGATTCAAGACTTATTTAATCATTGCCCTGATTACTGCGATAGGGATTATTGGCTTTATCGGTGGACGATCCATGAGGAAGACCATTGAAGAGAATGCCTTGCTTAAATCGAATAGCACAGCCCTTAAATTGGAAAATCTTAAATTGGATGAAAAATTACAGTTTAAAGACGACACAATCAAAAATCAGAGTGCGGAGATTGAAAGGCTGATGGGGTTATTCCGTATAAAAGACCAGCAGATTGCGCTATTAGAGGCGGATTTGGATTCAGCATTGTCATGGCTGAACTTCATAACGGTTGATAGTTCGTACCAGTTCTTGCAGGAAGAGGCATACAATTATCCAGGTGTGCTTAAATTTCTATTCAACGACCCACAGGTAAGGCACATCCATTCAGATTATCTTGTTGCACGTAATTCGGAGCAAATAATCCCAGCGCTCACAAGTCAAATAAACAACTGTAAGGAGCAGTTTACTGTCAGGGACAGTATGGCGTCCACACTGAGACAGATGAATGAAATACAGCAGCAGCAGCTCGATAATTTTGAAAAGATCACGCAGGATAATGAAAAGATTATCATTGCTACGGAGACGCAGAGAGATAAAGAAGAACGCAGGAAGAATTTCTGGCGATTCACTTCGGCAGTGGGAGCAGGAGTTTGTGTGGTTTTGGCGGCATTCTGTTTGTAAGTTTGTAATGATTAAGTTTTACGGGGGTTTCAGTAGTGGAATCCCCTTTTGTTTTGAAATAAGAAAAATAAATATTTTTATTTATTTTTTTTGTTTATATCAAAATTAGTTTTAAATTTGCAGGGATTAATCACTTTAATTTTATGGAAGAAAAACTCGGATTAATAACAGGGATTGAGTGCAGATATGTAAAGACCGATCCCGAACTGATAGAATCCATTGCCACGCGTATTGGCAGCACAAAGGAGAAGGTCAAGGCTATGATGCGGTATAACATCCTGACCATATCACAGTTCTCGGATTTAACAACGCTAAAGGCGTCAACGATCATTAATAAGACACGCCCATCGGTCATTGACAGGGCAACGGGAGTATTGGGAACGGAACTTGATTATTGTTTTCCATTCAGCAGTATAACCAGCCCGGGACCGAAATATATTGTTCGCAACGAAAGATCAGAAAAATACCTGAAACCTAAAGATAAAGAGTGAACTTCAGCGATCTCGGCATAAAAGAACAACCGGATAAGATTCGGTACGCTACTATCTGTCCCCACTGTAACGATAGCAGACAGAAGCATAAGAACGTCCCGTGCCTTACAGTTAATAACGAAGAAGGGAATAGGTGGTTCAAGTGCAACCATTGCCTTTGGTCAGGCAATCTCGATATTTACGAAAAGTATGATAAGGTCAGAGAGAAGTCATACATGCCAAAACAGTTTCCTGAAGTTTACTCACAAGAGGTCATGGCATACTGGAAAAGAAGGGGAATTGACTATAAAATAGCGTTAAAAGAAAGGGTTTATGAGTTCCAGTTTGCTAAAAGACCTGCGCTGGGATTCCCGGTGTATCAAAACCAGACACTTGTCAATGTGAAATTTCTCAATATAAGATGGCAGCATGGCGATGATGGAACTAAATGGTGGCAGTTGCCAAAGAGTCTTGGTACAAAGATATTGCCATGGGGACTTAATACAATCGAGTTTGAGAAGGATAAGCCGAGAGTGGTGGTGCACACGGAAGGCGAAATTGATCGTTTAACTTGGCTCACCGCAGGATATAAGAATATAATTTCAGAACCACAGGGAGCACCGAGTCTTGAATCAACAGACTTTAAGGATAAGTTTGCCTATGTTGAAGATCCTTATTTTAAAAACATTTTCAAAGATGTTCAGAAAATAATATTCAGCACGGATGGTGATGAACCGGGCAAGAAGCTGCGCAACCATTTGGCATTACTACTTGGCAAAGAAAGATGTAAGTTCATTAATTATCCCGTAGGATATAAGGATATCAATGAAGTATGGGCAGGTGATGAGAAAAAAGGACTGAAAGCATTAGGACAGGAGGGCGTTGATGAGTGCTATCAGAACCTTTCTTCTTTCCCGGTAAAGGGTATTATCACACCGCAGGACGTGAGAGATGAACTGAAAATACTGTCAGAGGAAGGATTTAAACCTGGGTTGGGCATTGGTGTACCGGAAATAGACCGGCTATTCACACTAAAACCAAAGCATATTACTTTTCTTACCGGAACGCCCTCTGCTGGCAAATCAGTTTTTACCCGGTGGTATATCACAGAACTGATAAAACATAACGACAAGCAGAATCTTAAATGGGGTTGGTTTTCCCCGGAAAACAGACCGGTTGGCAGGGAGATTGCCAAGATAGCAGAAGTAATCACAGGACAATATTACAAAAAGGGATGGGGCAACTCCATGAGTGATGACCTTCGGGACAAAACGGTAAGGTTTATTGCAAAGCATTTTTTCATCATCTCCCCGGACAGAAAGAATTATGAGACATGGGGCGATAAGATTGATGCGAACCGGATGAATACTATGGATTCGATTTTGTATTATCTTACTTACCTTAAAAAGACCGAGGATATTTTTGGATTTATAATTGATGCGTGGAACAAGGTTGAGCATGAACAGCCTAAATACATACCAGAAACAACATTTATATCACAGCAACTTGACAGGCTTATTGATTTCTGCGACTATAATAATGTTCATGGATGGGTTATCGTGCATCCACGGAAGATCGAACAACAGGGAGTTAACTATAAAATGCCGTCCCTTTATGACATAAAAGGAAGTTCAGCATGGAAAGAAAAGGCAGATATCGGAATAATACTACACCGCTACACCAATAAGAAAAAGAAAAAAGGTGAGATTCCCGAAGGTGCGGATGATGACGATAAGTATTACGTTGATCAGGACGCACCGACAATACTACGGACAGAGAAGATCAGGTTTGAGGAAACGGGCGTCATGGACAGGATAAAATTGCGCATGGACTGCAAAAAGGGAGGACGGTTCTATGTTGTTGATGCGGACAAGGAAAAACAGCAAGTAGCCGATGTTGCAGGGAAATTGAATCCCCATGTATCCGATGAAGAAGAAGATGATGTTTTTAACGGAGTTTTAGAAGATAAAAAATTACCATTTTAAAATATGAAACCATGAAAGTATCAGAGTTAAAAAAGATTTTAGAAAATAAGGATTTGTCAGATGATGTGGACGTGTGTATTGGAATTTTTCCCAAATACCCCAAACTGAATGACACGGTTTGCCCTATTTATGATGTTTATGATTGGAATTTTAAGGATGCAAAAGATCCAATTACTAAGCGTATAGTAAAATGGCTTATCTTGAAAGCCCACGAAAATTCAACAAAATTCACAGAAATTTAATTCTATGTGGGCACTCGGCACAGCAATATTAATTAAGCCAGACACCTTACCTGAAAGAACAAAATCAGGAGCATTGGCGGTACCTAAATCTTCAACGGAGATGTTGCCTGAAGGGGGTGAGGTTGTTGATGTGGGACCCGCATGTACGGAGATAAGTATTGGCATGAGGGTAATATTCCCACGTAAGCAGGCGAGTTTTGTTGAGCATCTGGATTGTTATTTTGTAAACGAACACCAAATAAAATATGCAAGATGAGTAATGTAAACAACTGGAAATTCGCCACTGTACTTGATGAGTTCAGTAAAAGAGAAGTAGAATATCTGAGAGTAGAAACAGAAAGAGCGCAGGAGATTGTTGAGAACCCCAATTATCCGTGGAAAGATGATAAACAGAAGGAGTTTGGCATCGCCAGGTACAATAAGATGAAAGACAGATTGGCATTCTTGAAGTACGTCTTGGAAGAAGGGAAAAATATCTGCACCCAGCATGAAACACTTGTCGCAAGGTTAGCTAAATATTATGATCAGTGGTACAGTGAGGTTTCAAATAATGGCAAGCAAGAATGCGAAGTCATGTCAGAGCAGGCAGACATACTTCAAAATATTTTTGTAGAGATATGGAAAGAATTAAAGCCTTTAGGATTAAACCTTCCAATGCCAAATGGAATGAACTTATGAGGATAATTCTGTTTTCCATATTATTTTCTTATCTTTGCAATGTTCATTACTTAATCTACATGCAAAAAGATTATAAACCGGCTTCCTGCGAAAGTGCATTTATGTCCTCTGGATTAAGTGATGAACCGCTTTCAAGGGAAGCCTCTTTATTTAATAAGATGGAAATAAAAGATATTGAAGGTTATTCTAATTATTTTATCACTTACGATGGCAAAGTATATAGTAGACGTTATAGGAATTCATATAAATGTAAAGAGTTGAAACAATGGATTTCTAATAAAGGATATTATATGGTATGTCTTACTAAAAAATGTAAATCCCGATTTATATATGTTCATAGACTTGTTGGCAAAGCATTTGTCCCTAATCCCCACAATTTACCACAGATAAATCATATTAATTTTAATAGAACAGATAATCGCCCAATAAACTTAGAATGGACTAATCAAAGTTATAATATTAAACATGCGCATAATAACGGAAGGGTAAATACAGCAAAAGGAGAAAATAATGGACAACACAAATTAACGGAATCACAAGTCCTTGAAATCAGGGAATTATATAAATTAAAAAAATATACTCAGGTTCAGTTATGTGAAATTTACGGGATAACTATAGGTCCTATGAATTTTTTGTTAAATAGAAAAAATTGGAGGCACATTTAAAATGAGAAGTGATCTTATCATAACAAGAATACCCATGCATGATCCCGCATGGTATGAATTCCGTAAAAATGGCATAGGGGGATCGGAATTAGCAACTGTGATCGGACTTGACAAGTACAACACCGTTGCCAGGGTGTTCCATGAAAAAGTTGGTACAGTGGAGATGAAGCGAGACGACAATGCAAAGATGTTCTTCGGAAGATACATGGAGGATAAAATTGCCGAGCTATGGCAGTTCTACGATGGTACTCCGGAAGGATGGATAGATAATTTTAAAGCCAACAAGGTTATCCGCCAGTGTAGAAACGTCAATGGCTATGTTGTCAATCCGGAATACCCGTGGTTATTTGCATCCCTTGATCGGGTGATGAACATAAAGGGTGGCGTTAATCTATTGACAGGAGAGGCATTGAAAACAGAAGGAGTTCTGGAGGTGAAAACACTTTCATATTGGTCGGCGCAGATGTGGGCCGACGGAATTCCCATCAGCTTTTTGATTCAGGTTCATGTTTATATGATTATCATCGAATCCAATTACGCTGAGATTGCCATATTAAAAGACGGTAATGAGTTTATCGTGGAGAAGATTCAACGTGATGACGGACTATGCGAACGCATCATTAATATTTCCAAGGGATTTTGGTATAACCGTGTTCTC